TTGGTATTGCGTGATGCCAATGGCGCCATCAGTGTCAACGGTTGGACTGTGGGCACACACTTGACAGCGGTCAACTACACAGCAACCACCAGTGACTATTGGATTGGTACCACTGCCAAAAATAAAACCATTACCCTACCCAATGCAGCCAACGGTGCTAGTACAGGCCGTCAGTATCAAATTGCTGACACAGTCCACACCGGCAATCCAGGCACCACCATTACTGCACAGAGTCCGGCCACAGTGGTGGGCAATCAACCCAGCCAACAAGGACAGATTATTCTTGCTACCTATGTGGCCAATGTTTGGTATTTGAACTAATAAATATTGACATGAAAAAACTACTATTAACCTTGATTCTGTTACCCACACTGGCGCTGGCTCAAAAAGCACCACAGGGAGTAATTTATGATGCTGCTGTGATACGTGTCAATGATGGTGACACTGTGGTAATTTCAGCACCATTCCTGCCAGCACCCCTCAAGCCAGAACTTGCTGTTAGAATCTACGGAGTTGATACTCCAGAAAAAGGACACAGAGCGCAATGTGCCAGTGAAGCACAACGCGGCGAAGCTGCCTCAGCATTTACCAAGAATGCCGTTGCCAAATCGTTGAAGCGTCAGGTTATACTCTACGGGTGGGACAAGTTTGGTGGTCGTGTGCTAGGCGACATGATCCTAGATAACCAAAGTCTTCGTGCTATGTTGATTGCCAACGGCTATGCCAGAGAATACTACGGCGAAGCCAAACAGAGCTGGTGCCAATAACTCTAGAACGCAGCTGATTAATAAATAATTGCAAGGAGAAGATTACAATGGATTCTACATTTTTTAGAAAATACATGGATATTGTTGAAGCAGCTGAGCAAGATCGCACAGTTGTTCAATTGGACGAAGGTATGATGGACTCTATCAAAAGCCTAGTACCAAAAGCAATGAAGCTGCTGGGCGGCGATACTATTGCTCAGATCGCACAGCAAGTAAAACAAGCAACCGGGGGTGACTATACTCCAAGTAAAGAAAATGCCATTGCAGTGGCAAAAGCACTTGGATTTGAAGAGATGCTTAAAGCCAAGGCTGGCAAAGGTGGCGAGCAAGTAGCAGAAGGATGGGCCGGAAACTGGCAAGGTAAACTTATCCAATTGATGCATCTGGGTGGACTTGCCGCTGCAGGTTATGCTGCAATGAATCCAACAATGGGCGATGCCACTGGTTTTATATACGAAGGTCTATTAACCATTGGTGTCTTCTTGTTGATGTTGACCAACACTTTCTGGAGCAGTGAACGTGGTATGGTTGGTGCAATGGGTCGTGGCGGTAACACAGGCTGGGACACAGATAAAGGTCCAGTAGATAAAGGTGTCAAACCACAACCGAAAAGTTTGACTGACTATTATTGATTTCAAATAAACTTAGATCACCACTGATCTAAGTAAATAGCTCATATGAGCACATTAGAATCAGTACTGGTCAAAAAGGCGCACTCGCCCACAATCTTCAATGAGCAACAGATTGAAGAATTCATGCGGTGCGCCGATCCAGTTACTGGACCAACTTACTTCCTAGACAACTTCTTTTACATACAACACCCCACACGCGGTAGGATGTTGTTGCACCCGTTTGAGTATCAACTCAGACTGATAGACACATATCATCAAAATCGTTTTAGTATATCCATGATGCCACGACAAACCGGAAAAAGCACAGTGGCAGCAGGTTATTTGCTTTGGTATGCAATGTTTATTCCTGACAGTACTATTCTGGTAGCAGCACACAAGTATCTAGGTGCTCAAGAAATCATGCAGCGTGTGCGTTTTGGCTATGAAGCCTGTCCAGATCATATTCGAGCAGGTGTGGTTAATTACAACAAAGGCAGTATAGAATTTGAGAATGGATCTCGTATAGTCAGTCAAACCACAACCGAAAACACAGGTCGTGGTATGAGTATTTCACTATTGTATGCTGATGAATTTGCGTTCGTGCGACCCACTATTGCTAGAGAATTTTGGACTTCTATTGCGCCTACTCTGGCAACTGGTGGTAAGGCAATTATCACAAGCACGCCCAACAGCGATGAAGATCAATTTGCAGAAATCTGGAAAGGTGCAAACAAGTGCGAAGATGCGTTTGGTAATCCTACTTTGATTGGAATCAACGGATTCAAAGCTTTTAGATCCCGCTGGCAAGAACATCCAGATCGTGACGATAGCTGGGCAGCACAACAGCGTGCGGCGCTGGGAGAAGAACGTTTCCGTCGTGAGATGGAATGTGAATTCATTATCAACGACGAGACTCTAATATCATCAATCAAATTATTGGATCTTGAGGGGCGGGAACCCATGCGCAAAACTGGACAAGTTCGTTGGTATAAGGACATTGATCCTAATAAAATATACTGTGTTGGTCTTGATCCCAGTCTTGGCACAGGGGGCGATCCTGCTGCTATACAGGTGTACGAAGCCAATACTACTATACAAGTAGCCGAGTGGCGTCATAATCAAACTGACATACCGGGACAAATTCGTATCATGGCTGGCATCATTGATGAACTGTATGAAGTAGTCAAAGACGAACAAAGCATCTATTACAGTGTGGAAAACAATACCATAGGTGAAGCTGCGTTGATATCTATCAACGAGTGGGGAGAGGACAAAATACACGGATACTTTCTCAGCGATACAAGCAGCCCAGGGCAGCGCAGATCTCGCAAGGGCTTTAACACCACAAACAAAAACAAACTAGCTGCCTGTGCCAAACTCAAAAACTTAGTTGAATCTGGGCGCATGAAAGTTAATAGCAAACCGCTGGTCAGCGAGTTTAAAAACTTTGTAGCATCTGGCAACACTTACTGTGCCAAAGTTGGAGAACACGATGATCTAATCATGTCCACGATTCTAGTGGTACGCATGCTACAAGTGCTACAGAGTTATCACAGTGAGCTTGATCAACAGGTGAGAGATCACGGTGATGTAGTGATTGAACCCATGCCTTTCATAAGCCTAGCCCGCTAAATACCTATTATGAGCGCATCCAATATTTCTGTAAATCTATATAACTTGTTGACCAGTCGTGGACTAGACCCCGAGGTGCTTGATCCCAAAACTGGTAAAAATCCCGTGGATCCTAAAACCGGTGAAGTTGACATCAACGAAGGCAAACTATTTGTGTTTGATTGGACCAGCAGCTCGGGCAAAGACTATGGCACAGCAGAAATACTGCTAGACAGCGACAATACTTTGAATTTGTATTTTGGCGATAATCTAGGTCGTAGCATGGACGATGCAGACAAAGACGAATGGTTTCAGTTCCTGCGTCACTTGAAGAAATTTGCTAGTAAAAATTTCATGAACTTTGTGCCTCAAAATATCAATCGACTGAAATTTGCCTTGAATAATCTTACCACTGTTAAAGAAGGCCTGTTTGAAGGCTATTATGGTAACAGCAAAGTTAGCTACATGGGAGAAGCTACCTCGGCTAGATTGGTAATCAAGCACAATCGCACACTGGGCGAAAATGATGCTAGATACCGTTATGTAGAAAGTTTGTTTATTGAAACTGTTGACGGCGAACGTTTTAAATTGCCATTTCGTAATCTAGGTGGTGGTAGAGCAATGCTAGAGCATGTAAGGCAAGGAGGTAGACCGTATGATCCAAGAGGCTCCCACATTGCACACATAATTGAAAGTCTTGCTATTTTATCTCGCTTTCGTAAAGCCAATCAAGGACGTATATTAGAAGGACAAGCAGGATTACTGGCCGAACAAGGCAATGAACATTATGAAACACTGCGTCACGAATTAAAATCTCTACAAACAAGCAAAGGTTATAACCGATATTTTGAAAGTTGGCAACCTCTTGAAATCAAGCCTGAGGAACAATTGGTAGAAGAAGTCAGACAACTCTTTGTTGAACAAACACTTGATCAAAGAATAGAACAAGCACTGCCTTTGCTGGTATCCTTACAACAAAAGGAATCCGCGCCACACGAAGCAGAGATATTTGAAACTTGGATAAGCAATGTAGCCGAAGGAATATGGCACACACCTGACAACCCTGAAGCCAAGCAGCAGTTGATTGATTTATTGTCACAACCTGAATTGCCAGTGGGAGCAGATGCTGAACCTGTGATATCACAACTTGATGGAGTGTTGAACGATGATCAGTTGTATGACGAGCTTAGAGATCTAGCTTCAAGAGACCCTGAAGCCAATGCCAAGCCTTTGATCATGCAACGCCTGGAGCAGATGACCAGTAACAATGACATTAGAGAAGTTTTGGTGAAATTACAAACCACAGACAATAAAAACCCACAGTCTGAACCCACAGTAGATGAAGCCGATAATCTAGCTACATTTGAAGGTAACCCTAATGAAACTGGCGTTAGCATCATGAAAGAATCAGAATTGGCAAGATTAAAAAGTCTTATAGGCAAGATCTGAGATAAATAAATTTGACACAGAGGTAGAAAGCGCATATACTCCGTGTGTATGCGCTTTTTTATTGACGTGTATAGGCATCATGCCGCAAGGCATATTAGGCAAATTTTAGGCATATCAAAGGAGAAACCATTATGGCCTCATTAGCAGAAATCCGCGCACGACTCCAAGCCGCAGAGTCGAACAAAGGCGGTCAAACCGGCGGCGACAACGCAATTTTTCCACATTGGAACATAGCAGAAGGAACCAGCGCATTGGTGCGCTTCTTGCCAGACGGCAATTCCAAGAATACTTTTTTCTGGGTTGAGCGTGCTATGATTCGACTGCCATTCAATGGCGTCAAAGGCGAAGCAGACAGCAAGCAAACCTATGTTCAGGTACCCTGTGTGGAAATGTGGAACGAAGCCTGTCCAATTTTGGCAGAAGTACGTCCTTGGTTCAAAGACAAAAGTCTTGAAGAACTGGGTCGTAAGTACTGGAAGAAGCGTAGTTATGTGTTCCAAGGCTTTGTGCGTGAAAATCCACTAAGCGAAGACAAAACACCCGAAAACCCAATTCGTCGTTTTATAATTGGTCCTCAGATTTTTACCATCATCAAGGCAGCACTGATGGACACTGAGTTGACTGAAATGCCCACTGACTATGCAGGCGGCTTAGACTTCCGCATTGCTAAAACACAAAAAGGTGGCTATGCTGACTACAACACTTCAAAGTGGAGTCGCAAAGAAAGTTCACTCACTGCCGAAGAAGCCGAGGCAATTGAAAAGCATGGCTTGTTTGAGCTTGCCAGCTTCCTGCCCAAGAAGCCGGGCGAAGTAGAGCTGCGTGTGATGAAAGAAATGTTTGAAGCATCAGTTGATGGACAGCCATTTGATCCTGACCGTTGGGGGCAATACTATCGTCCAGCAGGCATGGCAGCACCTAGCGGTGCCACTGATGTTGACGAAGACACTCCGGTAGCACGCGGAGGTGGTGGTACTTCCGGGCCAGTTTCTGGCGGTGGAGGTGTGCAAACAAAAGTTGTCAGTAGTGTCACAGCCGCTGTTGACGAAGAAGACGACGTACCAGCAGCCACAGCACCAGTGGTAACACCTGCTGCGGGCGGCAACAAGGCCGAAGATATCCTGGCTATGATTCGGGCTCGTCAGAAATCTAGCTAATTGTGCAAGCACGTTTGGTCTGGCTACCAACTGGGGACGAAGTTGAGTTCCGAGTGATATGGCCAGACCTATTTCTATATTGGTTGGGTCGACTAGGTACTAATCACAGTTTTTTCTGTACAGCACCGAGTGCAGCACAAACCATACGTGACTCATTACAGCAAAACATCAATGCCATCAAAGGTATTACAGCAGGACTTCCTCCTCTGATAACTGTATGGCCGGATGATTTATATGATCAACGCCAATTGAATCAACTGCATAGAGATTGGGTTATAGCAGGACAGCGTTGGCCCAAACTACCGTTGTTGTTACAAAAGATGAATTTAGAACGTGCTTGGCGTGCTATCAACGAAGATATACATCGTATTGAAAACTGTTTTTCATGGCAGTTTCAAAATTATGAAGTACATCCATGGCAAGTTCACAACAAATTTGGAACAAAGTTTTTAGATCATGCCACTAGCCATATAATGTTAGGATTTGATAATCTGGGTCGTAGTACCTGGGAAAAATTTTCAAATTATGACTCTGATGAATTTGAGCTTGACACCAACAACTTTGAAATGTTGTCAGGTAAAGTAGAAATTTCATTGTCTAGGCCTATGATGTGGACAATGCCGGAAAACTATAAAAATTGGTGTGCATTACACAAAGTTCCCGAAGTTGGACGCAACATGAGAATAGGTAACTTTGCTGACGACATCAAAACAATTACCAAACTACGATATTTGTTTACAAGCAATGAGCATCAACCCGCTAATACAATCAGTTTTGCCTTATAGGCCCAGTGATGCATGGATTCTTGCAAATTCTGGTCTGGCTTGGTTAGAACTTGACATTGACATACCATATCAAGAGATATCACAAGAAGCGTCACAGGTGTTTGATCAAAGAGTAGAACATAGAGACAGCGACAGTGTGTTAGGTTATGGCAACCAGGGGTGGCATAGTTTGTGTTTACATGGAGAGTCGGCCACAGCTACTAGCAGTGATCAAGGATCCATGACATGGACTGATATTGGCAATGTGTGTCCGCACACTAGAAAATTTATAGAACGTTACTGGATTATGGATCAAGCAGGCCGCATTCGATATATGTGGCTTATGCCCAATGGTTACATTTTACCACATGTTGATCGAGCAGGGCAGCAGTTGTTCGAGTGCAATATTGCTATCAACCATCCAAATAACTGTAGAGTGCAGTTTTTGGATCATGGAACCATACCGTTTGAAGCTGGCAAAGGCTTTATAATTGACACCAGTCGTAGGCACTTTGCAGTTAATCAATCTCAAGATTGGCGGTTGCATTTAATTGTGCATGCACCGTTGAAACCCGGTGTTGTTAGACAAAGCTATGAAAAAAGTTTTTATAGTTGATCAGCATCAACACACCAAACTGCTGCATTTTACGCAGACCAAAGTGATGTTTGATGCTAACAATCATTACACAGCCTGGGCTGATGATATTGTAACTGTGCAAGACCTAGCAGAAGTAGGAGATCAAGCAGGTGTAATTATAGCCAGTGGCGAATTTGTTAGCACTGACTTTAGATGTGTTAACTGGGATTGGTCAAACCAAAACATTGCAATTGGGCATCCGGACTTGATACAGTTTTCAGCAGACTACAGCTATGAAATGCATCAGCGTCCTCCTTACTCGCCTGGGTCAAAACAATTGTATATTTTAGAAAACCTTTATCGCACGGTGTTGAGGAGTAAAAGATTGCTTTATCTAGATAACACCGAATCGTACCAACAAAAATCTTTGAATGGCGATGTATTGTATGGATTAGCATCCGGTTGGAAAACTGTGAGAATGTTTCGTGATGGACAGTTCAAGCACGTCGTAGTATATGATTGCAATCCGCGCCAATTGGATTTTGCCAGACAACTTCATGCACAACCATACATAGCTGATCACATTGACATCACTGATAACTTTATAGGTAGCACAACAGTGCCAGAGGATATCAAGAATTTTTGGCCCACCTGGCACAACACATCAGTGGAATTTCAATTAATAGATCTGTTTTCAACACCACAATTGAAGCCAAACAGTGTAGTTTGGGTTAGTAATGTATTTTGTTATGAGCCCACAATTTTTCAACAAGGATGGGAAACTTGCAAAATGGCTCGAGTCAGCTTGCAAAGTAACAATCCATCGTGTACAATATTAGAATATTAGGAGAACCTATGCCAAAGCCATTTGACGTATCAAAGTTCCGCAAGGAAATAACCAAAAGCATTGATGGATTATCCATTGGTTTCAATGACCCAACAGACTGGATCAGCACAGGCAACTATGCACTGAACTATCTGATATCCGGCGATTTCAACAAAGGTGTGCCGCTGGGCAAAGTCACAGTGTTTGCTGGAGAATCAGGAGCAGGTAAAAGCTATATTTGCTCCGGCAACATTATCAAACACGCACAGCAACAAGGCATCTTTGTGGTGTTGATTGACAGTGAAAACGCTCTTGATGAAGCATGGTTACATGCATTGGGCGTGAGCACTGATGAAAGCAAACTGTTGAAGTTGAGCATGGCAATGATTGATGATGTGGCCAAAACAATCTCAACATTTATGCAGGAATACAAAGCTCTAGCTGATGGTGATCGTCCCAAGGTTCTGTTTGTGATTGATAGTTTGGGTATGTTGTTAACACCAACAGACGTAAATCAGTTTGAAGCAGGTGAAATGAAAGGTGACCTAGGTCGTAAACCCAAAGCACTCACAGCACTTGTTCGTAACTGTGTCAACATGTTTGGCAGTTACAATGTAGGTCTAGTATGTACTAACCATACCTATGCTAGCCAAGACATGTTTGATCCTGATGACAAAATTTCCGGCGGCCAAGGTTTTATCTACGCAAGCAGTATCGTGGTTGCTATGAAAAAACTCAAACTCAAGGAAGACGAGGATGGCAACAAAGTAACTGATGTCATGGGCATTCGCAGCGCATGTAAAGTTATGAAAACACGTTATGCCAAACCTTTTGAAGGTGTACAGGTCAAGATTCCTTACGAAACAGGTATGAATCCCTACAGCGGTTTAGTAGACTTGGCAGAAAAAAGAGGACTGCTCAAGAAAGATGGTAATCGTTTGGCCTTTACCACTACTGACGGAGAAATTATCAAATTCTTCCGCAAAGCCTGGGAAAGCAACGAAGATGGTTGTTTAGATCGTGTAATGGCAGAGTTTAAGAATCAACCCGGAGAACTAAGTACCACTGAAACAATTGCGGAGGAGTAACATGCATTCAACAGTGGTAAGTGAACTATGGTATGAAATCAAACGACATATCGCGCCCGGTGATCGAGCAGACGCTGCTGAGATAGTGGTAGCAGTGTTGATAAACAATGACGAAGACATGGATGATATCAAAGCTGCTTTTAAAAGTGATCGAGAAATCAAGCAAGCCTTGATGGAATACCTTGATACTGAAAAGGGCTATGAGGAAGAAGAAGAGTATGACGAAGACGAAGAAGACACCGACGAATGGTAAACTGTGTGGTATAATCGTATAATTTCTGATCTCAGTTCAATTCCGGACTTTATTGAACACTACCAGTCTGAACTAGATTCGGCTAAACAAGACTGTCGCTTGTCGGGTGTAGTCGAAAAAAATATCACAGCTCTGCCCGGTATCACTGAGCATAGATTCAATCAGCTACAAGAAATAGAAGCTGTATTGAACTATCTCAATATCCAGTTACGCAAGATCCGTCGACGCCATTTTCAAAAGTATCTTGAGGCTTATGCTAGACAACTCACAAGTCGAGACGCTGAAAAATATGTGGATGGCGAGGATGAGGTTATTGATTTTGAAACTATTATCAACGAAGTGGCTCTCTTGCGTAACAAATGGCTTGGTATCATGAAAGGGCTTGACAGCAAACAGTGGATGGCTGGTCATATTGTGCGTTTAAGAACTGCGGGCATGGAAGATGTTCGTGTGTAAATAACCGCATGAAAATTGTTAATACGCACAAGAAAATCACCACTGACATGCTGTTACTCAGTGTTCCTTATGCAGACTTTTCCTACCCGCCCTGCGGTCCAGCTGTGCTCAAAGGCATTGCTGAGAGCCAAGGGTATTTGATTACCTGTCGTGATTTTGGCGTTGACTTTGTGGATTTCATCAAACAATATCCCGGGCTAGATGCTACCACAGTCATGACCACTTGGTTGAATGATTTTGACCACACACACGAGTATTATGAATTAATTGATAAGTTTTACAAATATTGTGTAGCAGAAATACAAAAGTATCAAACAAGATTTCTTGGTATAAGTGTGTTCAGTGTTTACCATC